GGCAGATGGCCGATGGTCGGCGCCTCGGGTGCATCACTTCCGCGTAGCGCATCCGGGTGGCGCAGCCTGGGCTCAGGCTTTCACGTTGACGGGCTCAGGGCTGGAGCTGCCAGCCGGGCTGCTCCGTCTCAAGTTCGGAGCTGATGCAGCTATAGCCGATTGGCAGTGGACCGCGCTGGTCGTTCCGCATAGATAGAAAAGGGGGTTCAGATGAGACGAAAGCACCACCGGCAAAACCGGCCAACAGGCGACGCGCTCGCACGCTATGAGCGGCTGACGAACAGCGGGGCGACGTGGTTTGATATTATGCCCGACCCTGCTAATGCCGTCTCGGCGGTTGCCGCTTGGCCGGTCTTTGATGAGGCTAACCCCGACGACGTGAACATTGGTCAACCAGCTAAGCTAGATTTTGCTGGCGCCTTTACCATCACCTGTTGGGCCTCTCAAACCGGCGACGCCAGCCAGAGTTATGAATACCTGATTAGCCGCGATGACTCGAACGGCGCCCCGGCGCAGCGGTCTTACTTACTCACCCAGCGCGACACTGACGGGAAGCCTTATTGGGAGATGTTTCTAGCAGTCGGAGGCTACAAAGGGTGCCAAGGATTTGGTGTCTTTGATGACAGCCAGTGGCATTTTTATGCCTGTGTTAACGAGGGGGTCGGCGGTGACATGGTATTCTATATCGACGGAGCGCTAAACAACACAGCCGTCGGCAATGGCGGCGTCGTTAATAATACGCACTTCAATCATATGATCGGCAGAACCTCTTCTGGCCCGCCGTCAGGGCTGTCAGGCCGCTGCGACACTGCTAGATATTACGACCGCACCCTAAGCGCCGACGAGATCCTGCGCGATTATTACGCCGGGCTCGCAGCTCATGCATAGCCTGCTGCCGCTTAACATGGACGAGGCCGGTAGGCTGGCTACGTTGCTGCTCAACCCTGAGGCGTCGCCGTGCGATCGCCGCAGAGCAGCAAAGCTGGTCGTCGGCAAAACACTCAACGAAGCGATGACCGCATTAATGCAACACAAAAAGGAGGCCCAAAATGCCTAACCCAACAGACGGCCGGGCGATGAATGCCCCGGTCTGGAATCCGACCACCACCGTCCAGTCGGTGACGCTCACCGGCGGCTTTGATGCTGTCACTATTGGCGGCTACTTCGTCATCATCTCGAACACCGGCGCAAGCAATGCCAGCGTCGGGCCTGATGCCGTCACCGAGGGCGTCCTGCTCCAGCCTGGCGAGACGTTCGAGACGGCCGTGGTGCCCGCCTCGCCGCTCTTTGTTAAGGGCACCGCAGCGGCGACCGTCTCGGTGGTGGAGTACAAAAATGCGTAACCTCCTGCAATGGTTCAAGCCGGGAGGTAAAGCGCCTACGGCTCTGATCTTGGTGACGGTATACGCTGCCGCTCTGGTGACGTTCATCGGCGACGCCTTCGGCTTCGCAACCTTCAACGCCACCGGTGCTGGGCTGCTCACCGCTGCGGCCTCTGCGCTCTATTACGGCCGGCGCCGCAGTGATCAATCTGGCGCTTAAGGTCTGGGCTGCGTTCGCTGCGATCGTCGGAGCAATCGCTGCGGTGTTTGCTCTGCGCCATCTGAGGCGCAACGAGCTGCTGATTATCGAGGACAAGCGGCGGCGAGCTGAAGCGGTCAACGCAGCCAAGGCCGAGCAGCTAGAAAGCGAAGTGCGCTCGATGCGTGCCGAGGTCGATAAGATCCACGACCGCGACGAACTCGCCAAGATGCTCGACGAATGAGCTGGCTCGTTATCGGGCTCTGCGCCTGGGCGATTATCGGGTGGTTTATAGCCATTGCTTTTTGCCGGGTAGCTGGCCCGTGCTGATCCTGCCGGCGCCGTGCATCGCTTCGCAAGCGGTCGATCAGGGGCAGCCAGCGCCCTGCGACGGCGTGCTGATCAGCACCGAGCGCGCACGCCAGGCGGTGGCCGACAAGCGCGAGGTCAACCTACGTCGCACCTTCGAGTGCGACCCATGCCCGGCGTGCCCTGAGCCGCCGCCCGATCGGACCAAAGAGGTGGCCTCGGCGTCATTCTTTGCCGGCTTCGTCCTGGGGCTCTTGCTGCTCTTTGTGCGCTAAGCAGAGCTGCTTAGCGGTGGCGTAGTTATAGCCGACGCCGCGCAGGCTATTCATAGCAGCGGCTAGGCCGTGCGGCAGCGTGCTCTTGATGATGAATCGGTGATGCGCTGGGATGCGGTCTAGCATCCAGGCGCGGCCAATCTGTGCGACTTTTTCCATCACTGATGCCTCCGTAGTTTTTCCATTAGCGACCAAAATGCGAGCGGCACCACTGCTGCCACCTGTCCGTTTCCAAGGGCTCTAAGCTGGTCCAGCCGATGGGCCAGTTCATCAACCACGCGACCCACGCCGGGTTCAGTTTTCCACCAGTCGCCCCCGATGGGCTCGCAATCCGCTGGGCACCGGATAACGTCACCACTTGTCCCGCCGGGGCACGGGCAGATTGCTGCGTGCGTCTCATGCAGCTCGCACCAGGCATCACCGCACCCATCACAGAATCGACCCACGCCAGGTTTAGTTTTCCGCCACGATCTTGCGGAGCTCCGTCTATCTGTTGCCTTTCGGGGGTCGGCCACCGGTTCAGACGCGCCATTGCTTGGAGGCTGTATCGCTTCGGGCCCGTGCGCCCCATTGCGCCGCCCTGATTGAATCCGTAGGTCGCCGCCGTTGGCGTGGGCAAGTACCCAGAGCCGGTCGCGTCGGTGGGGTGCGCCGACGGCTGAAGCTGGGAAACAGTCCCAGACCGCATCATACCCGATCGAGGCCAGCTCTCCGAGTATCTCACCGAAGTAGCCATGAGCCCCGGCAAGTAGCCCTGGGACATTTTCCAACAATGCCCACTCTGGCCGGACCTCTCCCAAGATGCGAACGGTGGCGGGCCATCCGTTTTTTTTGTCATCTCCGGCACGCAGCTTGCCTGCAATGCTAAAGGGCTGGCACGGGAATCCCGCAGTGATGATATCAACGCAGCCAGCCCAAGGCTTGCCGTCGAAGGTGTCGCAATCGTCCCATATAGGGAACAAGGGTAGCACGCCGTCGCGCTGCCTTCGCAGCAACACCTCTCGGCAATATTGCTCTTTTTCCACGGCGCAGACGGTGCGCCAGCCGAGGAGGTGGCCGCCGAGGATCCCTCCGCCAGCTCCCGCAAAAAGTGCCAGCTCATTCATGGCCCCTCGTGATAAGATAAAAAGGAAAACTGGTGCAGATCGAGGCGGGGCACCAGATCGATGATGCCGCGATGGCCCCAGCGATTTTTGGCTATGATCAGCTTGGCGCTCGCCTCGTCATCATCGTCCGCCGGCTTGCTGTGTATTAGCAGAATCCCGTCGGCGTTCTGCTCCACGTCGCCGCTGTCTTTTAGGTGCGCCATATTCGGAGCATCGCGGCCGGCTCGGTTGATCTGGCTGACGGCGATGACGACGGAGCCTAGGCGTTGGGCCAGGGCTTTGCACTCTCGGCTGACCGCTCCGACCTCGCGAGCGTGCGTGTCGTATCGACCGGCCGGCGGATCCATGGCGCTTAGGTAGTCCACCACGACCATCGCCAGCGGCGCAGCTCGGTGCAGCCTGCTGGCCTCCGCCGTTATGTCGTCGATGGAGCGGCTCGGCTTTATGGCCAACCGGCTCAGAATACCGGCGTGCATCGCCGCAGCGTTGAGCACGTCAGCCTCGGCCGTCTCGAAGCTGTCGCGCAGCGGGCTTATTAGGTCCCGCTGGTCGAGGCAGCAAAGCGCTTTTAGCGCCAGTTCGGTCTCGGTCATCTCGCAGCTAGCAAAGAGGGCGCGGGCGTCTCTGTCTTTGTCCAGGGCTGCGACCGTTAGCTGTAGCGCTAGCGTCGTCTTGCCTTCGCCGGGCCGCGCTCCGATAACATACATCCGGCCCGGCGCCATCGGCATCGATGAATCGACCGGCGTCCCCGTCCTGATCCCCTTGGCGAATACGTCGCGCAGCCCTGAGGCCGTCAGCGCTTGGTAGGCGTCCACCGTCGACCGCTTGCGCGTCGCTTCGACGGAGGCGAGAGCGGTGCTCAGAGACAACAGAGCCGAGGTGCTCGACGGTGAGCCGCTCTCTGCGGCCTCGGTGACAGCACGGGCCAGCCCTGCGACCTGGCGCAGCTTGGCGGCCCGCTCTATCTCGTCGATGGCCCGGTCTATGCCGTAGGTGGTGCGCTCGAATACGAGCGCGGCTATCTCGCGAATATAGTCTGCACCGCCTGCTGATCCTATAGCGCCACGCTGGGTTAGCCGGTGGATCACTGCGGCGTCTGGGATCAGATCATGCCCGTCGCCGCGCTCCTCGCAGATGGCGCGCCAGATGAGGGCGTGGCGCTGGTCGGCGAAAGCGCCAGGCGTTAGCCGCTCCGTCACCTCGGGGCTCACTTCGGTTAGATCCATGACGCGCGACAGCAGCGTTAGCTCTGCCTCGTGCGTTGTTGCCTCGTTTGTTTTCATCAGCCTAGCCGCCTCACTGCCTGGATCAGTCGGTGATCCAACGAAGCGAGCGCCACCGCTAAAGCGTCCGCAGCATGGTTGCGCTGGCTGTCCGGCTTTACCGTCGCCAGCACCTTCTCGGCGTCTCCGATGCGGTGGTGGCAGGCTGTCTCTAGCGCTGCCTTGCTCGCCGAGGCGTCGCCGGTGATCTGCTTTTTGACGTCTTGCGGCCGCAGCTGGACAACTGGGCAGTTGAATAGCTCGGCCACCGCTGCGATGGCGCCCCAGACCATCGCGGTGGCTCGGTCGGATGCCGCAAAGCGCGTCCAGCTCTGAGCCTCGGCTGCGATAATAGCGAAACGATGAGCCTTATGCAGCTCGTCCAGCTCGCAGGCGATCTGGGCTAGCCGGCGCGCGTTGTCGTCGCATCTGGCGATGCTTGTGCGTCCGTCCTTTTTCGTCCTGATGACGCCAGCAGCCAGGCACCTAGGCCGGGCGCCGCTCGCATCGAGCAACGCCCAGCCCAGGCTCGCAAAGCCAGGATCTAATCCTAAGATGACCACGGCGCAGGCTCCTGCCTTCCGCCATATTGCGGATCAGCGGCGGCGGGCTGCTGCGCCGAGCCAGTGTGCAGCAACTCCAGATCGCTAACCCGATTCTTTTCGCCGCCGCTCGGCTTGGGCCGAACGTCGACGGTGATCCTAAAGGTCCGGCCCTGGTACTCGCCGCAAACCCTGCCGACGGTCAGCATGACCTCCTCAGGCGTCGATCCATCTGGGCGCTGACCGCCGCGGCCCAGAGCCGTCCAGACCTTGCGCGCCAGCCAGCCGAACTTGTCCGGCATATGCGGCCAGTCGAGCCAAACGCGCTTGGTGGCGTACGGCTCGCCGTCGCAGACAGCGAACGCCAGCGAGGTCCTGGGGCCTCGCTCCTGATACTCGACCGAAGCCTCTACGAGCACCATATTATAAACACCGGCCGGCAGCGGCGTTTTGTCGCTGCCTTCCCATTCGTCCCAAAAATCAGCCATGATTGGCCTCCCCTTCTGCCGGCGTCCGCCGGCTCAAAACATTATAGAGGCCGCTGGCGTCGTCCTGATCGCGCATCGGCCAAATCTGCCAAGCCTCGCCGCGGCCATTGAACAGCTCGGCGGCCGTCCTGCACTTGGCGACCTGCTGCGGGCTCGGCCTGAAGTCTAGATAGCGAGCGCCAGGCGACAGCTGCAAAGCCTCGGCCTCGTGGTCCTGCACGATCCGCAGGCGGGCCACGCAGTCGAACTGCGCCACCACGTCCATGACCATCGAGGCCGGCACGCCGGGCCGCCAGTGGCCCGTTAGCCCCTCAATCTCGCGACTATCCTGCTGCGCCGTGCCGATGGCCAGGACGCCAGCGCCGGCAGCGTCGCGCAGCGCGCGCACCGTGCGCTGCAGTACAGCCTTGCGCGTGCCATAGTGCTGGAGCTGGGGCGTATCCGTAGCGCCTGATGCGTCGCGCAGGATCATCTCGGCTAGCTCGCTCATAGTGTCGATCAGCAGCAATCCAGCATCCGGCTTG